TGGCGCAAGCGCAATGCCGTGCCCGTGCTGGACGAACTTCTCAGCCCACGGCTGGTACCCGTTGCGGGCACCAAAAGGCGGGTTCATCCAGATCCTTCCCCGCCAGGGGCGAAGCAGGCTCAGGGTCGTAATGCACTCGTCAGCAGGCACCCAATCCGTCACGCGGGCGCCGGGGCTGGCCACATCCATATCAAAACGCAGGCCAATGGCGTCAAACACTTCGGGCGGTGTGTACCATTCGTCAGACTGGCCAATTGAAAGCTCATGAGCGCTCATGCAACCCTCCGCACGTCCGGCAGGACGCCGCTCTCCAGGAACGCCGCGAGGGCGGGCCGGTCGGGCACGTCGATGGCCGCGTAGCGTGAGCCGTTGAGACGGGCGCTCGGAGCGATCTCGGTAGGCAGACGCTTGCGCAGCCGGTTCAGCATGACGTCAAGGCTGTTGGAGTTGGTTTCGGGATACCATGCAGACAGGATACGCACGGCCTCGTTCCCGGTCATGCGGCGCTTGCCGACCAGGCGCATCACGCGGGTCTCGTAGAGCGAGAGCGGCTCGATTCGCCTGTCCCAGTCCGCCGCGTTGCCGGTGGCAGACAGGAACGCCTGTAGGGCATTGCAGCGCTGCGTCAGGCGTTCGACTTCGGTGTGAAGGCTGTCGATGATGGATTTCATGCCGCCCTCGCCAGAGCAGGGCAAGACCAGCGGGGTCCGGCAAGCGTAATTCGCTGGCCGCGTATCTCGGTCTGGAAGCGGGAAAGAGGCGAAGGAGCCGAAGGAGCCAAGGGAGCCGAAGCAGCTGGCGCGTGTGTCATCCTGGCCGGCGTCGTAAACCCCTTACGGAAACTGAGCCCGAGCACGGAAGACCTGGACCTGCCCAGCTTGCGTGCCATCTCGGCAGCGGTCAGCCCCTGAGCCCAACCGCGTTTGACAAATTGAATATCCGCCTCTGTCCAGAAGCGTGAAGGCTTGTCGTTCGTAGTCGCAGTCATTTTAGGCTCCTCAGTCGAGAAGCCCGGTGCCGGGTGCCCATCAGGTCTGACGCCTAGGCGCCGCCCTCCGTGACCAGCCCCTGATGCCACGTCCCCGAACCTGCCGCAAGCCCCGGTTTACAAATTTTACAAATTTCAGCGGCGAAAATTTGTAAAAGGGGTTAGTGTATTGATTCTATTATAATATTTACTTAGATATTTACATATTTACATATTCCATAGAGATACTATCCAAAAAAAATACCCCTGAGGTCTCTCAGGGGTATCTCTAGGAATTTGTAAATTTGTAAACTTGTATGCAACTTCAAGGTCTTAGCTTCGCACTTGTAAAAATTTCTAAAATTTGTAAATTCTAGACAGCGAGGCGGAAGCGGGAAGTTGCTTTCTGACGATACCCTGCTGGGACGTCAGTCCTCGAGGCTATGCCACCCGTCACCATCTCGTCAAGCGCCTTCTCGACATCCTCGCGCCGGTACTTCCTGAGCCGTGTGACGATCACGCCGAGCGTGTTGCCGTCATCCTGGTCGATGAGGTTTGCGATCGCCGACTTGAGCGCCATCGAGGGGTTGCTTTTCTGCCGGTCGTTCGAGACCACGAGACGCATCTTGGCCTCGACGTCCTGCCTGACCAGCTCGAAGGCCCACCGGACATGCTCCTCGGTGCGGACACCCTCCTCGACCGCCAGCACGAGGCTGACCTTCGAGACCAGCTCGTAGGCGCCCAGGTAGAGCGCCTCAAGCCCCGTCAGTGACTTGTGGCTGACAGCCTCCCCCTGAAGCCACCGAGCGGCCTCCCTGAGCATCTGTGCGGCCTTTACACCTGTCTCGACAGGCACCCGGTCCCCGTAATTCTCGACCCGCCCGCCCTCGGAACTGTCATACGACCCCCCCTGATAAAGCCCCATCAGGGCAGACCGCATGACCGTCGGCATATCCGGCGCCCGAAAATCCGCCTTGAAATCCGGCGCGGTATCGACCTCCTTGAAGATCAGCGCCCGCCCAATGAAACCGTTGGTTGCCGAATTGAAGTCGGCCAGCTCATCAAACGTGACGGGCGTCGTGAACCCCATCATCGACACGAAGGGCCTCTCGATACCCTTGTCGAGATCGGCAAGCGCACGTTCGACGTCGTGCAGGCGCCGTTCAAGTTTATGATCCGAGCGACCCTCTTCCATCTGCCTGTTGATCGAGGACATCTGCTTGACCAGGTGCAGCCTGATGTCCTCCTTGAGGTCACCTGAGACCAGCATGAACTTCGAGGCTTTCGAGTAGGCGCTCATCAGCATTCCGATGACACCGTCGAGATAGGCCGCGCCGCCTCGCTCCTGCGCGTTCTTGATCTTCTGGAGAAAGATGCCGATCTCGTCGATGATGTAGCAGGCAGCCTGGTGGCGGGTGAGGTTGCGCAGGATCTCCTGCTCCGACTTGATGGCGCCGTGCGTTGCGGCGGCGATCCCTGCCTCCCTGTGAATGTCGGAGACCGCTTGCAGGACGGCCTCCTTGCCTGTCCTGCTGCCCGCCACGGCAAAAGTGAAGAGGTTCGTTGTCACGCCGTCGAGGTCGTCCGTGTACCGAAGGCCCGCGACATTTCCAACTGCCGTGAGCGCGCCCGCAACCGCGAGCCTGCGACGAGGCCTGCGGCACTGGCTCTCGATCCATGCAGCAACATCCCCGACGAAGCCCGGCGGCCGTGTGAGGTCGATGCCCGAGACATCAAACGGCATACCGTTGACCGGCTTGGCGAGGTCCGGAACGCTGCCAAAATCCTCGTCCGCACTGAACGTGACCGGCATTCTCCATCCGCCCTCTTCGGCGTGGTGGATCAGGGTGCCCATCCGAACCGGGTTCGACGACTTGCCGAAGCTGTGCCAGTGGCTGTCCATCTTCTCGCGGTCATACTTGGAGCCCTTCGATGACCACGTATCCCAGGCATCAAAGCCCGCGCCGGCTGAAACATGGTGCACCGCCATGCCCACACGGATCCACGTGTCATACGTGACATCCGGGTCGATATAGGCAAGCATTCCCTCGACGTCCTGCTGGCTGACGTCGATCGGGGCGCCGCCATAATCGGCCCTGTGACGCTCCGGGCGGACCAGCAGCTGGAGCAGGCGCACAGGCGCCTCGTCCACATCGTCCGGTGAGCCGACCACAACCTTGTAAACCCCGCCGGACTGGTGCGCAGAAGACGGCCCGACAACATACCCTGACGACTTGAAGTCAATGCCGGGGTAGTCTGGCAGACTGGTCACCAGCGCGAGCGACTCGGGCACGCGAAAATAAAGATGCTTCGACCCGCCGCCCGAACCTGTCTCGACAATCATGCCCGCGCCCGTGATCTCGGGACAGGCCGCAACCAATCTGTTGTAGGACAAGAGCCCGCCATTGCGCGCGTCCACGTCGATGACCAGGATGCCCTTGCAGAGTATGCCGTAGCCTGACGTATAGAGCAGCTCGGTCAGCTCGAAGTCTTCCTCGCTCCGGACTGGCGTGTAGCGCCAGCCATTGTAAGCAGGGTGCTTGCCGATCGCCTTGCAGCGGCGATCTCCGCAGGCGCAGATCGAGGCGCCGGTCTTCTTGTCTTCGCGGATGCCGTGCAGGGGAAACACCCTGTATCCCGACTGTGACAGAGACCGCGCCATAGTGAGAACCGACGGAGATGCGCCGCTCATGTGCGCGGCTCCGAAGCTACGGCCTCCAGATAAGCAGTCAGCTTCTGAATCGTCCTGTAAGACGGGTTCTTCTGCTTGCCGTTGCGGATGTCGCAGACCGTGCCAACCCGCAGCCCGCAAGCCCGCGCGATCATGGAGGCGTTTCGGTCCTGCAACTCAAAGATGATCTTGTCTAGGCTCATCATGTGAAATTCTCCTGTATCCAATTTCGCTCTTGACGCTAGATAATTGACGCTCTACCGTCAAGCCCATCAGAGAGCAAAGAGAAAAGGAGCATACCCTGATGAGTATTTTGTCGAACGCAACACATGCCGAGAGGGAGCCGTTGATCGTCACGATCTGCGGCACGCCCGGCACAGGAAAGACGAGCCTCGCGGCGACGTTCCCCGCGCCGGTCTTCCTGATCCGCACACAGGGCGAGAAGTTGCCGCGTGACCTGCCGCAGGGCCAGGAGCCTGTCTCGGTCGGCGAGACCGACAGCGTCAAGAAGCTGTGGGACCAGCTGCTGGCACTGGCCACCGAGGAGCACCCCTACAAGACCGTGATCATCGACAGTGTGACCGGCCTTGAGACGCTGTTCGCAGAGGACGTTCTCAAGAACGACCCCAAGGCGAAGTCGATCCAGACGGCGATGGGCGGCTACGGGGCCGGCCGGGACGCGATCGCGGTCCTCCACAACCGTGTGCGGAAGGCTGCCGAAGTGATCCGCCGCAAGGGTGTTCACGTCGTCTTCATTGCGCACAGCGATGTCGTGACGATCACGCCGCCGGACGCTGACAGTTACACTCAATACTCGCTGCGGCTCCACTCGAAATCCATGGCGCCATACGTCGACAGCGTCGATATTGTCGGATTTATTAAGCAGGGCACTGCCGTCATCTCGAAGGACGGCGAGGCCAAGCGGGCCGTGGCCACCGGGGAGCGCGTCCTGGTGACCTATCTGACACCGATTGCGGTGACCAAAAACCGGCTCGGCATCGACGAGGACATCACGATCGAGCGCGGCGTGAACCCGTTTGCCATGTGGATCGACGAGGCGCCCGCCCCGAAGATTGTCCGCAAGTCGAAAACAAAAGCACCTGAACCAACCGAAACCGAAACTGAGGAGGCATAAACCATGTCCGGATTCTGGAACACAAGCGAAGGCGACAACGTCGCCAGCAAGAAAGACACTTCTTTCGAGATCGAGGGCGGCGGCAATCTTGAGCCCATCCCGGACGGCTCGTCCGTCCTGGCCCTGGTCGAGGAAGCCAGGTGGGACGAGAAAGACGGCGCCGAGTATATCACTGTCCGCTGGTCAGTGATGCGTCCGCAGACCTACGAGAACCGGAAGGTCTTCCAGAAACTCTGGGTGACCGATGACGATCCGGGCGCAAAGAGCTCAGACAAGGCCGCGAAGAAGCGCGACAAAGCCCTCCGGATGCTGGCTGCGATTGACACCAATGCGGGCGGGCGCCTGACCAAAGTGGCCGGCAGGCCAGACAACGAAGACCTTGCGGCCGCGCTGGTTGGCAAGCTGATGGTCATCAAGGTGATGCTCTGGGAGATCGAGGACCGCCAGACCGGCGAGACGATTCGCGGGAACTGGGTCTCGGCCGTGTCACCGAAGACCAAGGGCGTCGAGGTCGCCGAGGCCGCGGCCCCCAAGGCTCCCGCCAAGGCGCCTGCCAAGTCGAAGGTTTCGATGGTGTCCGCCATTGACGATGACGAGATACCTTTCTGAACCCTGACCCGTAACTGCGCCGCGCCCCTTTCGCTCCAACGTCAGAGGCGCGGCGTTCCCTTATCGAAATGTGGAAGAAGGATATTGCCCGTGACTGACACATCAACCCTTGAGCAGCGCACGCCGGAATGGCACGAGGCCCGGCGCGGCCGGATCACAGCCTCGATGGTCGGCGCGATCCTTGGCCACTCGCCGTGGATGAGCCGCGACGACGCCATGCGGACACTGGTGCGCAGCTGGCACAAGGCGCCGTCCGAGTTTACCGGCAACGTCGCCACCATGTACGGCGTCCAGTGGGAACCGCACGCGCTGATGGACTATGTCGCCGAGACCGGTCATGCCGTTACCGAGGCGGGGCTTATCACCCGTGACGACTGGGCGGGCGCCTCGCCTGACGGGCTTATCGGCCTTGTCGGAGGGCTGGAGATCAAGTGCCCCTACAAGTTTCGCCACGCCAGCCGGGACGAGGAGCCGCGCGCCGAGTTCGCGCCGCTCGCCGAGCAGCCGCACTATTACGATCAGGTCCAGTTCTCGATGTGGGTGACCCAGCGGGCCTGGTGGGACTTTTTCCAATGGGCGCCAGACCTCGACCCTGTGACCGAGACGGTCACGCCGGACTCCAGGTGGCGCGCGAAGAACTTGCCGAAGCTGTGCCAGTTTTATGAGGAGTTCTCGCGGATCCGAGACGACAAGGAGGCCAGTGCGCCGCACCTTGAGCCCCTCCGCGTGGTCGTCGATACGCCGGACGCGCTCCGGATCCTCGAAGAGTATGACGAGCTGGCAGGGGCCATCGAGAACGCCGAGGCCCGCAAGAAGGAGCTACTGGCAACGCTGGTCAGCATGGCCCGTGAGAAGGACGCGCGAATCTGCGGCCGAGCTCTGACCAAGGTCGAGCGAGCTGGCAGCGTGGCCTATGCCAAGGTCGTCAAGGAACACCTGCCAAAGCTGGACCTTGAGGCCTATCGCGGCAAACCAACCGAATACTGGCAGCTGAAATGAACCTCCGCCCCTACCAGCAGCGTCTTGTGGACGCCTCGATCCGGCACATGATGGCAAGCATCGCCCCCTTCGTGGTGGACGCAGCCACCGGCGCGGGCAAGAGCCACGTCATCGCGGCCGTAGCCGAGACGATCCACGCCCGCACGGGCAAACGGATACTCTGCCTTGCGCCGTCCGCCGAACTGGTGGTGCAGAACCGGGGTAAGTTTCTGGCGACAGGGAATTCAGCCTCGACCTTTTCCGCTTCCGCCGGTGCCAAGGAGCTGCGTCACCCGGTGGTTTTCGGCTCGCCGCGGACGGTAAAGAACCGCATCAGCCTGTTCTGCCAGTCCGGAAGCAACGGCTACGCGCTTGTTATTATTGACGAGGCGCACGGGATCACCCCGACGATCCAGTCAATCGTGGAGGCCATGAAGGGGGGGAATTCTAACCTGCGTGTCATGGGCCTGACCGCAACGCCGTACCGGCTAGGGTCCGGGTATATCTACCGCGAGGAGCCGGACGGCCATGTCTGGGGCGAGGACAAGGCGCGCGAGCCTTACTTCGCCAAGTGCATCGAAAAGGTAGGTGCGCGCGAGCTGATCGAGCAGGGCTACCTGACGCCTCCGGTTATCGGCGCGATCGGGGCGGAGAAGTATGACACAGCCGGACTGACCCCGAACAGCAGGGGCCAGTTCGACAGCGACGCCGTTGACCGAGCCTATCATGGTCACGGGCGCAAGACGGCGGCAGTTGTGGCGGATGTGGTTGCCCAGAGCCGGGACCGGAGGGGCGTCATGTTCTTCGCCGCCACCGTCCAGCACGCGAAGGAAGTGCTCGCCAGCCTGCCTCCCGAGATGAGCGCATTGGTGACCGGCGAGACGCCTGCCGCCGAGCGCAAGAGCATCCTGAACAAGTTCAAAACAAGGAAGCTTAAATACATCGTCAACGTTTCAGTCCTCACTGTGGGCTTCGATGCACCGAACGCGGATGTGATCGCAATCCTGCGCAAGACGGAGTCGGTCGGCCTGCTCCAGCAGATCATCGGCCGGGGCCTGCGGATTGATCCGGGCAAGGAGGACTGCCTCGTCCTCGACTACACCACCAATCTCGAAGACCACTGCCCGGACGGCGACCTGTTTGCGCCTGTTGTCAGGGCCGGGAAGGCGCCGACAACGCCCGGCGGATGCAGGGCTGAGTGCCCTGACTGCAATTACGAAAATGACTTCACGGTTCGCCCGGAAGTCGCCGACGCGGGGTATGCCATCGACAGCAATGGGTATTGCATGGACCTGGACGGCCTGCCGGTCGAGACCGAATATGGTCCCCTGGCCGCGCACTTTGGCCGGCGCTGCTGGGGGATGGTGCGAGCAATGGTCCAACCGGAGCGCGGACGAATCAAATATGAGAGGTGCAGCTACCGCTGGACCGGGAAGGACTGCCCGAAATGCGGCGAGCTTAACGACATCGCGGCGCGCTATTGTTATGTCTGCAAGGCCGAGATCGTGGACCCTAACGAGCGGCTGGCCGTTGAGTTCAAGGCGATGAAACGAGACCCCACCCAACGCCAGACAGACAGGATCGTCAGCCTCGACCTGGTCGAAGGCGTTTCCCAGAAGGGCAACAAGACGCTCCGGGCGGACCTCGTGGTATCTTACGGCGAGAGCGGCAAGACGCGGCAGAGATCCTTTTCGGTATGGTTCCAGCCGGAGGCCCGGCACACCAAGGGACAGGCCGAGTATGCCATGCTCAAGAACGCGCTCGCGGCCGGCGCGAACACCGTGACTTATCAGAAGGATCCGGAGAGCCAGTTCTACCGGGTGTTGGCGTTCAACAGGCCAGCAGATGTCGAGCCGGAGGCGAGCCGCGCCGCAGCCCTTGGCTTGAGCGAGGACGCATAAATGCTGCTGAAGGATTGCCCTGTCCCGGTTTACGGTGACGTGAGATTTCGCGGCGCCTGCCCGAAGGAGGAGCTGGAGCAGGTGACATTCTTCAACCGCCTGCGCCGCGAGTATCCCGCCAGCTACGGCCTGACCGCGCTGCATCCCCGCAATGAGCAGCAGCTGCGCGGCGGGCACATCCGCCAGATCACAAAGCAGAAGGCCGAGGGTATGACATCCGGCGCGGCAGACATCATCATTCCGGGTGCGCCTGCTTTTGTCTGCGAGATGAAGCGCCGTGACCATACGCAAAGTAGCTGGCAGGACGGCCAGAAAGAATACCTTGCTGCGTGCCTTGCGGCCGGGGCATTTTCCTGTGTCGCGCTTGGGCATGAGGCGGCATGGTCCGCCTTCCAGGATTGGCGTGTACGGACAGAAAAAAAGGGCGCCGCATAAATGCAGCGCCCCCAGTTGGCCACCCGGCACCGGGCAGATTCAGTTAACGATGTTGCCAGCCCGGTCGAGTAGGGGGAGGTCAGACATTGCAGAGGTCCTCCAGATCGGTCTGGACCGGCTCAAACATCCACTGGTCAGCCATGGCCTGGGCAATGCCTTCCAGCGTGCGGCTGCGCTCTTTCCAGCGGTCAGGGCCGGGCGGCATCCTGTGGACGCGGGCTTCCCTGCCCTCCACGATGTTCGTGGCCTTCAGCAGCGGCAGGTTCTTCAGCCAGAGGCAGGTGGCCTTCACCTCGCCGTGCCCGAACTGCCACGGCTGGATCGTCTGATCCGGTTTTCGGATGTGCGAGGAAATCACCGAGACGGGGTTTTCCAGCGCGATGCGGGGGATTGGGGCGGCAAGCAGAAGGCGCACAAAGTCCAGCGCCTCGGCCTGCTCCGCCTGCTTATCCTTGAACCAGCGGGCGCCGGAGACGGACAGATGCGTGCAGGGAGGATGCGCAACCATCAGGTCCCAGCCCTCGCCCAGAATGTCGCGCACGTCGCCCTGGTAATGCGGTCCGGGCACCTCGGTCGGCAGCAGGTCGCAGGACATGGCGTCATGGCCGGCACGGAGGAAAGCGTCGCGGACGCGTCCAGAGTATTCACAGGCGACCAGAACCCTAGCCACGTGCCACCACCCCCGCCACGAGCGCAATCAGGCACCAGAGCGCAATACTGATGGGGACGCCCCATACGATGCCGCGAACAACGGCGAGGGGGTCTTCTTCCGAGGTCATGGTGCGCCCGCCTTGTCGCTGGCGCGGCGTCGACGGTCCAGACCGAGCAGTGATATTGCAGAGACCTGACCAGCCGTGGCCAGCTCGATTTTCTGCGCCGTGTCCACTGTGATCTTGTGCCCGCCCTGCCGCAGCCGCCACAATGTAACGCGGCTGATGTCAAAATACTCCGCCAGAGCCGATGGGCCGCGGCCGTCAATCTCGCACCATTTGTCAAACGTCAGGTTATGTTTCATGGGATGACCATAGCGGAAAAAATGTTTCGCGCAAGACACAATTGGGTGTTGCGGCCACGAAACACCTGTGGCAAGGTGCCTTCACACAAGGAGAGCCAGCCAATGACGACCACCCACGTATGCCCGCCGATCCCGATCCGCAATTTCGATTGGAACGCCTGCCTCGATGGTGACGAGGAATACGGACCAAGCGGTTGGGGGCGAACCGAGGCGGAGGCTATCGCTGATCTGCTGGCACAGTTGGAGGACGGGGAATGACCGAAGACAAGAGAGGGCTGGCGTTAGACGCCTCTACGCGGTTGAACAGCGCAGCCAACGACCTTGCACAGGCCAGCGCCTACGCCGAAACCCGCCATCCAACTGAAACGGATTTCGCGGCGGCCGTTAGGGTCATCACCGACTATATCGAAGATCCCCGTTCTGGATGGAGCGGGCAACGCGGTGAAGCCATCCTCAAGCAACTGAACGACTGGCAGCTCATCCTGTTTCACAACCAGATGCACGCCGCCCATGACGCGGAGAAAAGCTGATGATCCGCTTCGACATTCTCCACCGCGTCACCGGCTCCGTGCTCTTCACAGCAGAGATCGACTGCGACGAAAATACAAGCCGCAGCATCAACCTCGGGCTAGCTGTAATGGCCGCTGTCAAAGTCGGGGCGAACCTCGACGAGGCGAACCTCGTCGGGGCGAGCCTCTACAGGGCGACCCTCGTCGGGGCGAAATGGGGCTTTGCCCGCCCCATCGCCATCGCCGCTCGTGTGGACGATCCCTACCAATTCACGCTCTGGCGCTCACTCTGGGGCGGTCACGCGGTCAAAGCTGGTTGCCGTCTGTACTCCATTTCGGAGTACCGGGCGCATGTCGCGCGCGAGTATCCGGGTACGGATAAGGCGGCCGAGACGTTGGCCATTCTCGACTACCTCGAAGCGCGCCTCACCGCGCTGGCGCGGCAGGTGACGACATGACGCTCATCGCTGACATGCGCTCCCCCGAGGAACGCCGCGCCGCCGCCATTCTTGACACGGAGGAACGGCGGGCGGCGGAGGCCCGGCTGCACTTGCTGGCGACCCGCCTTGCGGCGGCGAACAGCGCCCTCGACTGGCTTGAGGCAGAATGGAAGCGCCGGGTTGCGCCTCACGAATCCCGCAAGGCTGAGCTCCGCCGCGCCATCGAACTGCTTGAGGTCATCGAGGGCGAGGCGTGTGACGCGATCATCGCCATTGACCGCGAGCTGGCGCCGAAGATCAAGGACGCCGAGACGAAGGCCGCCAGCGCGGACGCCGAACACTTCGAGGCGCAGCGCGCGTTGCGGGGGCGGGGGCAATGAGTGACCAGCCGGCAAAGGCATCCGACTGCTGGACAGTCCACGCCGGCCGCAAAGACTGGCGCCAAGGTGGCAAGCCCATCTGCGGCATCGGCCCGATAAGATGGAGAAGGCCAGTGGCTGAAGATACCGCTATTGAGTGGGCCGACCACACTTTCAATCCGTGGATCGGGTGCACGAAGGTCTCGCCCGCGTGCAACCGTCGCCGAACGAGCCTCGCGAACTGGCGCCAGCCCCTGAAATGGAATCGCGCTGCGAAGTCCTTCCGCGAACAGCACGGCCGCGCGCCGATGGTGTTCTGCGCGAGCCTCGCGGACGTGTTCGACAATCAGGCGCCGGATGAATGGCGCCGCGACCTATGGGCGCTGATCGACGCGACGCCCGACCTCGTCTGGCTGTTGCTGACCAAGCGGCCGCAGAATATCAAGAAGATGCTCCCCGGCCTCTCAGGCTCTGGCCGCGTGTATCTCCCCAACGTCTGGCTCGGCACGACGGTCGAGAACCAGGCCGAAGCCGACCGGCGCATTCCGGACCTGCTGGCCGCGCCCGCCGCGAAACGCTTCCTGAGCTGCGAGCCGCTGCTTGGGCCCGTCAAACTCACGCAAATTCCGACACCCTGCCTTGCGGTTCCGTGGGGCTGTTGTGGAGATCAGGCAAAACTCGACGGCTTGCGCGGGATACAATACTGCCGACGCGCGGGCGCCTATGGATGGCCTGACCGGATCACTACACCGCTGCGGGGCATTAATTGGGTCATCGCTGGCGGCGAGAGCGGCCCGCACGCGCGCCCGTCGCATCCGGACTGGTTCCGTGCACTGAGGGATCAATGCGCGGCGGCAAGTACTCCCTTCCTGTTCAAGCAGTGGGGCGAATGGGTCGATTTAGAGAATGCTATCGAGAACGACCGCATCGATGTCATGAGACTGCCGACCCGAGGCGATGGCGGCGAGACCAGTATTCAGTGGATGCGGCCAGTCAAGAAAGCCGCAGGCCGCACCCTCGACGGCGTCGTGCATGACGCCCGGCCGGAGGCGCGCTGATGGACTTCCGCGGCCTTGACCTGCCGGGCCTACCTGAAGAGGCGGACAACGACCGCGCCACCCTCCTCGCCGCTGTAGACACCCGAGATCGGAGAATAGAGACGCTGCGGGAAGCGCTAAACATCTTTGTCAAATGCTCTTTCCAAGTCCCTACTTCGATTGATCCGCGCGGCTACATTTGGTGCGAAGGCTGGCTTGACGAAGCGCTGCCAATTGGCCGCGACGCCCTCGCCTCTGCTGTTGGAGAAACGCCATGAAAGACACACAAGCACTCGTTGCAAGGATCGAGGCGGGGGAAACGGGGCGGGAGATTGACGCGGAAATCATGTTTGACTTTTTTGCAAAGCCTATTGTGACTGGCGAAGGCATCAAGGCATACCTATGGCCCGAAGATAATCCATCGTGGGCCTTTGGCCTGTGGCGTGAACCAGATTGCCGTGAGCGGATTATCGCCAATCGAAACGGGCAAGAGACATTGCTCATAGAGCGGGACGGCGGACTTGTGTTAATGAACTCATTACGTGTTCCCAATCTTACCACCTCCCTAGACGCCGCTCTTGATCTTGTGGAGCGGTTCAGGCCGGGGTGGCGGTGGCTGATCGAATACGACGATCACAGGTGCCCGGCCTACGGCGCACAAATTCGCCAGCACGGAGAGGACTGGTCAGTTACAAAACGACGCCTCGCGTCCACCCCAGCCGCCGCTCTTTGTGCAGCGCTTCTCCGGACGGAGCCCAATTATATACCTGACAAAGCTTCGATTCGCAAGCCCCGTCAGGTCAGAGGAATATTCCTATGACTGACACCGAAATAGAGGAAATCGAAATCACGCCTCAAATGATTGAAGAGGGAATGGTTCGTATTCGAGAGGAGTACGCCACGAGCAATCGATTGATTGCTCAAATGTCTTGGTCAGACATCGCTTTCATTCTTACCGCCATCCTTCGGGGCCGGGCTCAACTT